AGGATAGGCATGCAAGAGCAAGCTAATCAACAATTACAAGCAGAACAAAATCTATTAGGGGCACTTCATGATGTTGAATACATTATGAGACTTGGAAATCCTGTAAAGCCGGATAAGTTTTCTAAGCCAGCGAAAGGATGAGTTTAGATGTGCGAGATCTTTTATTTGATCTTAAAAAATGGACATAGGTTTCATGACTCTTGTTTAGAAGCTGGGCAAATTTATTCATCCGAAGACTTCGAACATGTCCATGAACAGCGAAAAGCAGCTCTTGTTTTAAATAGGATTTTATACAGGGGCACAGAATCCGAAGTTAGAGAAAAACGAGCTAAATTATTTGGCATTGAAAATAATAATGAACAAATGGTGGAATCTAAAAAGGAGAAACGTAAGGCGGCTAAATAGCCGCCTTTTCCGTTAAGGAGGTGTTAGATTTCGCATGACTTGGAGCTACGAAGGCTATCCCGCAGATAATACGAAAGATGAAGTCCGATTCCTAGTAAGGGATACGGATATAACTGAACAATTATTAAGCGATGAGGAAATTTATTATTTACTTTCAGTCTTCCCGAATCCTATCGCTTCGGCAGCCATGGGATGCGAAACACTTTCTAGTAAATTTGCTAGAGATGCATCGGAAAAAACTGTGGGCGATCTTAAAATTAACCTAACTGAAAAAGCAAAATCATTTAGGGACCAAGCATCCAGACTGTGGGCTTTATCAAAACTATACCGTGGTAGGCCGCAAGTCTATGCGGGCGGAATTTCAGTTGCAGATAAGCAAACTCAGGTGGCTAATAGTGATCGGGTTAAACCGGATTTCTATAAACACATGAATGATTTTCCGGGGACTGGAACCGGATATGGTTCTTCGAGCTAAAGGGGGGTGTTGACTAGCCTATGAGCTTTGAGCCTGAATTTCTAGAGTTCATGAAAGACACCATTATTAGGAATCAAATCACAGGATATACAGCCTATGGAGCGCCAACACATTCTACTGCATCAACAAATTATTCATGCCGAATTGTTAGAGTTCACGACACTATTACAGGGGACGATGGCGCGGAAAAATTAATTGAGTCGATCGTGTATGTTGCATCGACTGGATCTTTTGATGCACAGGATTTATTTACATTTCCAGATGGATCTAAACCCATCTTGCAAGCGATGGCTGCTTATCCTGACGAAGATGGACCATATCATCATGTTCAATTGAAATTTGGCAATAGATCGGGGAGGGTTTAATGGATATTACCGTTACAGGTGTCTCGCGAACCATTAGAACTTTGAGCCGGATGGGCGAAGATCTTCTGCCGATTATTGCAGCAGCATTAAACGAAGAGCATGAAAAGATTATGACATTAGCTAAAGAACGAACGCCAGTCGATACCGGGGCATTAAGGGCATCCGGACATGTTGTTCCACCAAGAATAGTAGCTCGATCAATACAAAGTATTGGTGCCTTTGGGGGAACCGCAGCACCATATGCAATAGTTGTGCATGAAAATCTTTCGGCATTCCACCGAGTCGGGCGATCAAAGTTTTATGAAAGCGCTGTTCAAGACCGAGTATCAAATATAGGCCCGGCAGTAAGAAATGCAGTTCGAGGATATCTCGTTACAGTTTCCAGATGATAGGAGGTGTTTTATTAAATTGTTATTAGACGAAGTCGCAAGACACCTTCAAGATGATTCAGTCGGGACAATCGGAGTAAATATATTTAAGTCTTACTCACCAAATGCACCGGATACGACTCTTACCGTTTATGAAACAGGAGGTTTTCGACCGCAGGATACATTTGGATCGACATGCGAAGTGGCGTGGGAAAATCCTTCGATTCAAATAGTATCAAGATCGACGGATTATGAGACTGCTAGAAGGACAGCGGAGAATGCCTACCGATCACTTATAAGTGTTACAAATGAGACGTTAAAAGCTTCAAGTTCTGATGCCGGAAGTTTTTATTTGAGAATTTGGGCGGTACAGTCTCCATTTCGATTAGGCGTTGATGAAAATGAACGAAATCTGGTAGCCTGCAATTTTGATGTCATGAAAACTTTATCGACATAGAAAGGAGGGGAGGGACTTGACTGGAACTCATGGTAAACAGGCTAGAACTTACATCAATGGATACGACCTTAGCGCTTACCTAAATAGTTTCGGAGTAGCACAGACTGCGGATACCGTAGAGACTAGCGCATTTAGCTCTAGTGATAAAACATATGTGGTTGGATTGAGGGATGCAACAGTATCGGCAGAGGGATTTTTTGCAGGAAGTACAGTCGAAACCGATTATGTGTTTGATCAAGCATTAGGATCTACGGCGTTATGGTCATACTACCCGGCTGGCCCGGCACTTAGTAATGCTGGATATGGAGCCAAAACGATTGAAACATCTTATGAAATTACTAGCCCGATTGATGGTGTCGTTTCTGTAACTGCTGAAGGACAGGCGATTCTTGGTGCTGATAGAATTTTATCGCATCATGATTTGATAGCTGAAACAACTACTGGTGCAGAAACATCAATTGATGCTACTGCAGCTAGTACAAGGGGTGCTATAGGTTATTTGCAAGTAACGGGATTTACTTTAGGACAAACTGCTCAAATCACGATTGAAGACTCTTCAGCAGGGACGTCATGGGCGACACTAATATCATTTTCATCAGGTGGAACTATAGGTGCTCAGAGAGCCATTTCATCAAGTGGGACAGTTAAGCGATTCACTAGGGCAGCATGGACTATATCATCGAGCAGTGGTTCAGTGACATTTAATGTTGGCATGAAACGTAAATAGGAAAGGGGCTGGATAAATTGGCCGTACATGGAAAGTCAGCGGGGTTTTCAATTACAGATACTGGAGGAACACCAAGATTATTGAATTGTTGGCTTACGAGTGTTTCATTCCCAAAAACTGCGGATACCGTAGAGGTATCAAATTTTTGTAGTTCTGCAAAAGAGTATGTTGCTGGTCTAAGGGATGCAACTATTTCAATTGAGGGTATATGGGCAACGACACCGGACGCATATTTAAGTGGAATCCTTGGCACGTCAGCAGCCTTTGTTTATTATCCGGGGACCACAGCGCCAGTTGCAGGAAAATATGCGAAATATACTGGTGTGTGTTTTGAGACAAGTTATGAGGTTCCAACGGCCATTGATGCTGCCGCAACCTTTACGGCTGAATTTCAAGTAACTGGAACTGTTACAAGATCAACCGCAGCCTAAACTATTTTTCTGAAAAAACAAATTTGTGGGGGGAAATTATTCATGACTAAAGCTAAAAAGCGATTATCATCAGAAGACATTCTCAAAGCTTCAGTGCTTCAAGAAAAAGAAGTTCCAGTTGAGCAATGGGGCGGAACTGTTATGATCCGGGAATTTAGTAAAGCACGGCAACAGCAGATCAGAAAAGAAGCCACAATGGCTGACGTTATTGATGTCGATAAGCTAGAATTGTTAATGTTTATCCATGGTGTCATTGATCCTGTATTTTCCGAGCAGGATTATTTTTCTCTCAGAGAAAAATCAGCAATGGCGATCGATGTTGTGCTCAAAGAAATTATGGCTGTATCGGGACTAAATGAAACAGCCATAAAAGATGCGGAGAAGAAATTTCGCAATTGATGGAGATTTTAGATTTCAATTTATACTAGCAAAAGATCTAGGTAAGACAGTAAGCGAAATAAAACAAATGGGAACGACCGAATTTTATGAATGGATGGCTTTCTATTCTTATCAAGAGAAGATGAGGAAAGCCGAAGAAGCAAAAGCAAAGTCCAAAAAACGATAAACTCTTAGTCAACTAAAGTTGACCGAGAGTTTATCTTTATTTTGACTAATTTTCCATTAAAGGAAGTTGGTGAAATAGATGGCTCTTACCGTAGCTGATATACAGGTGATTTTGGGAGCTAATATTACAGCATTCCAGAACAACATGAATAGTGCAGTATCGACGGTACAACGATTACAAGGATTTATGACTGCGGCAGGAACGGCATTAACTGTTGGGTTAACTGTGCCTATAGTTGCTATGGGAAAGGCATCAGTCGATGCTGCAAGTAATTTTGACCAATCAATGGCTAACATTAGAGCTATTACTGGTGCGACCGGGTCTGAAATGCAAGCAATGTCAAAACTAGCATTACAGCTGGGTGCGGATACAACATTTTCGGCAACAGAATCAGCCGAAGCAATGCTCGAATTATTGAAAGCCGGATTAAGTGTCGAACAAGTTATGGGCGGAGGATTAAAGGGTGCATTAGATCTAGCTGCGGCTGGTGGAATAGAGTTAAGTGACGCTGCTATTGTGGCATCAACGGCACTTAATGCTTTCAGGAAAGATGGATTAAGTGTATCGGATGCAGCAGATATATTAGCTGGTGCAGCGAATGCTTCGGCAGCGTCTGTTAGTTCGCTTCAATTGGGATTATCCCAAGTATCGGCGATAGCATCGGGAGTAGGATTATCATTTGCAGATACTTCGGCAGCATTGGCTTTATTTGCTAATAATGGATTAAAAGGTAGTGATGCTGGAACATCACTCAAAACAATGTTTTTGAGGTTACAGCCAAGCACTAAAGAGCAAACTGCATTATTTAAAGAGTTGGGTCTAACAACAGCACAGGGGACTAGCGCATTTTTTGATCAAGAAGGTAAAGTTAAAAGCCTAGCGGAAATATCTGGGCTTCTTCAAAGATCGCTTTCTGGGATGACAGATGCACAAAGATTGTCAACATTAGAAACGTTATTTGGGTCGGATGCAATTAGGGCAGCTAATATTCTTTATAAGGAAGGCGAAGATGGCGTTAAAAAATTAAAGGAACAAATTGGTAAAGTTTCTGCAGAAGAAGTTGCTGCAGATAGAATGAATAGTTTTCAAGGCGCTATTGAAGAGATGAAGGGTTCAATAGAGACTGCCGCAATAGCAATTGGGCAGAAGCTTATCCCTATTATCTTAAAATTGGCTGGATTAATTGAGAATGTAGCGGATTGGTTTATTAAATTAAATCCAAATGTACAAAATTTTATCTTAATAGCTCTTGGCGTATTTGCAGCCTTGGGACCAGTATTACTAATCTTGGGTGGAATAACGGCAGCAATGTCAGCCTTAGCGCCAGTTGCTTTGCTTTTAGGCACAACCGTTGGTGGTTTGGCAGCAGCATTTTTATTAGTTCCATTAGCTATTGCTGCGGTAATTTCAATTGGGCTTGCTTTAATTAAAAATTGGGATCAAATAAAGGAAAAGGCGGCAAAGGATTGGAGAGAAATAACTGATACCATCTCAACATTCCTATTTGGATCAAAAGAAGATATTGATACGTTTAGTAATGATTCAATGACAAGTTGGTCAAAGTGGCTAGAAAATCTAAAAAACAAGACGAGTACCGACTGGAAAGACGTAAAGACATCAATATCAAATGCATTAATTGCATCTGATACGGTGATCAACGATAACGTTAGATCTTGGGGCGAATCATTCACCAAATGGTTAAATGATACAGATTCCAGTTTTGCCACAACTATGCCAAGGATTGGTGCTAGTATCCAAACGTTTATGACGAATTCAGATACAAATATTAATAACTTTGTAACTAAAGCGGGCGAATCATTCACCAAATGGTTAAATGATACAGATTCCAGTTTTGCTGATACATTGCCAAGGATTGGTGCTAGTGTCCAAAAATTCTTAACAGATTCAGATACAAATATTAATAATTTCGTAATCAGAGCAGGGGATTACTTTTCAAATTTATGGAAGAGAATGTTTTCTGATTCATCGGAAGAATTACCAAAAACTGAACAAACATTCAATGAATTCTTGTATCAATTAGGATTTAGGGCTGGTGAGACTGTAGGAACTGTTGTTAAGTTTTTCATGGAATTACCTGTTAAAATTGGAATCGAACTTCAAAAAACATGGCAAATAATTTCCGATAAATGGAGTGAAGTACAGACCAATACAGATGCATGGTGGGCTTCGATTGTCAAAAATGTTGGTGATTATTTAAGTAAATTACCGGGGATAGTCGGTGAATGGCTTACGAATGCAGCAACTACCGCAGAGAACACAGCACGAAATATTTATTATGCTATCAATAACTGGATTGCGAGAACAATAACAAGTGGGAGAGAATGGATATCTCAATTACCAAAGATAATCGGGGATTATGTTAATAATGCTGCTGCCGCTGCTGCAAATACAGCAAGAGGAATCTATAACGGTGTTGTAAATGCTATTGCAGCAATACCGGGGCAATTTGTTAATATCTTTAATTCTATTTGGTCTTACATTTCAAGCCAATATAACAGATTGTATTATGCAGCAGCTAATATCGCGGCTGGATTTTGGGCGGGATTCAAGTCCAAATTATTTGGATCGCCAAAAACAAAAATGGAATATGCATTTATAGCGATGAGCGAACAAGCTAAGCAAACTTTATCGGATATAGCTGGACTTACACCGGGATATGCTGCAGCAGGAAAAAAAATGATGGATTCATTTGGAGCGCCATCAACGGGCATGATGGGAGCACCAGCCTATGGTGTGGCGGGAGGAACATCAGGATTGAGCGTTCCAACAACGCCGATGAGTACAACGCCAATAGCGACACCAGAAGTAGACACGGGAGAAGGAACATGGGGTGGATTAAGTGTTTCTGTAGCTCAATTAGTTGTTAGAGAAGAAGCCGATGTCCTAAAAATAGCTCAACAATTATATCGACTTCAAAAAGATAGGACGAGAGGGAGGGGGCAGCGCTAATGGCGTTTTCATTTATATATGGTGGAGTTAGATCAGAGTTTAAAAATATTATTGTAAATGATGTGCGCAGAAGTGTGCTTCCTCCCATTAGTGCTAGGACAATTGATGTCCCGGATAGAGATGGTATCTATTTTTTCAAAACAGATTTTAACCAAAGGATTATTGAAGTAGATATAACGCTAGTTGAAACATCCAAGGAAAGATTAAGAAGTAATATTGAAAACATATCAATTTATTTAGATCCTAGAAATGGAACCCAATCTCTAGTATTCGATGACGAAACAGATCGGACATATTTTGCTGTTTTATCTAATGATACTGATTTTTCACAATTGAGATCATGGGGAAAAACAACCTTAGTTTTCTTGGTTCCGGATGGATTCTCATATTCAAGTTTACCAATTATTCAAAATATCAATGCCGCGCAGGATGCTATTTTAACTAGATCATCCGGTGCTTATACTTCAAGCGGGACTCTAGTCGGACCGAATATACCTAGATATGAAACTGGAGTATTTGGTACGGCTATTCATGTCGAAGAAGGAACAACGAATATGCTTACTGCAAACCAAAGTAGCGTAGAAACAAATTTGGTAGGCTTTACGGCAACGACTGGTGCAACGATCGGTCAAGAATTCACCTATGCTCACGTTGGCATAACTGGATTAGTTATAGTCACACAGGGACAAGTGGTAGAGGAAGGTGTATCGTTAGATTTTGTTACAGTGGCGGCGGCAACAACCTATACATTTAGTGTTTATTTACTCGGTAGTGGTCGAGTAAAATTAAATATTGAGGAACAAACTGGTGGAGGCGTTTTTATCACTGATACAGATTCCGCAGAAATAGTGGCAACTTGGGATGAATTTGTAAGATATTCCCTTACAGTAACGACTTCAGGTACGACAGGGAGACTAATTCCAAAAATTTTAACTTCAGTCCAGATGTTTGTACAGATTTATGCAGATGCTTTTCAAGTTGAAGCAAAGGCGTATGCAACGAGTTGGCATTTAGGTGGTGCTTCAAGAGGGAATGAATTATTAAAAATAGCAACATCAACTCGATTATTCGGTCAGCAAGGCACTTTAGATTTTTTCTTCAAGAAGACAGGCACAGCTGGAGACTTCGGTGGAATGTTTGATTGGGGGTCATTTACGGCTGGATCAACAAAGGACCGGATAGCTATTTTTCATGGGACCATGATTGGATCAGGTGAAGACGATATTCAATTCAATATTGTTAACTCATCGCAAACACAAAGCAAAACAATTACTCTTAGTTTAACAACAGATTTGATTGTTGATCGAAGTTATTATTTGGCAGTTAGGTGGTATTTGGATGGAACAAGTAACGGTGTCATGGCAATCACACTTGCTGATCTAGTAACTAATCAAGAATACAATACCATTGCATCTGCGACCATAAACCCACCGACGATGACAGCATTTAGTACGGCATTTATCGGGAGTTTAAATGGTGGTAACTATTGGTCAAATTGTACCTATGATAGTTTTAGGTTATCAATTATCAATAGGACATCTGCAGATATTACGGAATCATGGGAATTCAGGCGACCACTTATCAAGGATCCGGATTCGAGTGTTAAATATTCATTTGCAGAAACTTTATCGGGTACATTATTAACTAATCTTGGTACAGCGCCAGCCGATCCTACAATCACACTCACGTTTTTATCCGCGACAACGGATCCAATTATAACTCAATATAAAGCAGGATCAACAGAAGTTCAGGCGTTGCAAGTTACAGGATCGTTTGCTTCCTTGGATCAAGTGGTTATTAATTCGGATACCCGCAAGGTGACATTTAATAATGCAGTCATTAATGACCAAGTAACACTAGCTAGTGAATTCCCAGTTTTATCAGGTGACCATTTTTATACCTTTGCACCAACGACCAGCACAAATATCGATATTAATTACACTCCGAGGTGGTTATAAATGCAATTAAAGAAGACATCAAATACGATAGGCATTGATTGCTCATGCTTTAATAGCACGATTAGTTGGGGCACGGTCGCTACCGATTCAAGGAATATTCAATTTGCATATCTTCGATGCTCAATGGGGACAAGTAACTTTGATACAAAGTTTGCTGTGAATGCAAATGGTGCAAGAGCTAATAATATTCTTGTGGGAGCATACCATTTCATGAGGCCGGATAATCCAGTATATTCTTCATCAAGAGCAATAGTTGAAGCAAATCACTTTGTTAACAGAATGCAGATAGGGTTAGGAAATGGTAAATTTGGTGATCTGTATCCAGTTGTTGACCTTGAATTCCCAAGTACGCCAGCTATTGCAAATGATCCGGGAGAAACAAGATTATTAATGGATTATTGTCAGACTTTCAGAAACCAAGTCGAACAACTTACCGGAAGAACAGTAATGGTTTATGCTGGTATAGATTATATTCAGAGTCCTTGGAACAATTTTAATTACCCGACATCTGCTGGTCCAATATCAGATATGCCGTTATGGGCAGCATATTGGCTTAGGCTTCACGTTGGTTCAAGCGCTCCACCAGATGCAGGGGGGTGGTCGCAATGGCGTGTGTGGCAGTATTCTGATACAGGCGTAGTGGCCGGGATAACAACGGCTACAGATTTAAATTTTGGTCCTGATAATTTAAGATTACTTCAGGACAATACACCTGAATCTAAAGGATTGGCACCAGTTGGCCAACTTTATATTTTGAATTCGAATAGAGAATTGCAGGTTGTTTTAAGTAATGATAGTTCAGCTTGCCCGTTTTATAATTCGATACACCAAGAGCAAATAAATCAGGAAAATAAATTAACATTTAGTGTTCCAGCCGATCATCCGGATGCCAGTGATGTGATCGAAGGAAATCTTGTATTTTTTAGAGACTTCGATGATCCAACACTAATCCAATTATTTGAGATATTGAGAGTTGAGGAAACTCATATAGGAAGCTTATACAAGGATGTTGTTTGCCAACACAAAGTATTTGAGCTTGTAGATGATTGGATCGATAGCCTAACTTTGACCAATGTAACCTGTGCATCTGCACTTAATTCTATTCTTACTGGAACTAAGTGGATTGTTGGCGTGACAGAACCTCTTGAAACACACTCATTTTCTTTTTCAAGGGTCACGGTCATGGAAGCGTTAAGAAGAATTATTATCGTATGTGGTGCTGAATGGAGATTTAGAGTTCAATTTGTTGGAGCGACTATCACCGCACAATACATCGATATCCTAAATCGAAGGGGAGAAGACCGGGGCCGACGATTTGAATACAGCAGAGATATGAAAAAGATTAAGCGTACCATTGATAATTCTAGGTTGGTTACTAAGGCGTTTGGATATGGGGGAACTACTGCCATTACTTTTTCAACAGTTTCATGGGCAACGAGCTCTGGAGATCCAGCAGATAAGCCAGTGGGCCAGTTATATGTTGAAGATGTCGATGCAACAAGTACATGGGGACGATATCGCGGTTCAACGAATGTCTTACCTATTGAAAATTATTTTACATCCACAACGTCTAATCCGACAACATTACTAAATCAAACATGGGATTATATCCAAGACAACAATAGCCCATGGATTGCCTATGAAGTTGACATTGCCGATCTTGAAATTATTGCAGGAAGTGCTCACCAAAAAATCAGATTGGGTGATACGGTTAAAGTTATTGATACTTTATTTCAGCCAGTTCTAAGATCTTCAGCTAGGATCCAAGAGCTAGATCGATACCTCAGCGAGCCAGAGAAAACACAAGGTGTGATAAGTAATATTCCACCGATTATTGTGGCAGATTCGTAGGTTAAGGATAAATATTTCTAATATGGGA